AGGGCTGTCTGGGCAGCCTCATATTCGGCCCCGGTAATGACGCCAGCCAGCGGCAGCAGGACGCGCCATTTGCGGTTCTCTGGGCTTGCGCCGGATGATGAGTAGGCCAGCAGGCTCACAGGCCCGCAGACGGCCTCTACGGCGGCCAGCACGTCGTCTAGGCTTGGGTTTCCCCGGTCGATGTCGAGGGCCAGCATGCGGAAGGCTCCATGCTCACGCTGTGCGTCGTGGGAGCGGCCATCGTGTTCGCGGTAGGTCGAGGGAATGAAGAAGTCGGCGTCGATCTTTTCCTTGGCCTGCGGAGATGCTGCCATGCGGGCGATCTCCGCCCAAGAGATACCGGGGTAGGTCTGGCCGGGTTTGTCGATGAGGGTGTGGAAAGAGCCGGGGGCTGTCAGGAAGCGGATGTCAGACATTGTGGCCACCGATGCGCTTGCCACCAGATATAGACTGCATTAAAGTATTCCTCGTGTTGGGTTGCTCTGGCACATCTTGGAACCTGCTCCTCCCTCGGTTCCGCCTGCATTAACTGAACCCCGGCGCGTTGGTCTCACGCCGGGGTTCTTTATTGTTAGAACGGGATTTCGTCGTCCAGTTCCTGCTTGATGCTCTCGCGCTTCTGTTCATCCAACGGCTTGCGGGCCTGCTCAAACGGATCGGCCTTGCTCTCAACAGTGTCGAAATCATCCATGCCGCCGTCGCCGTAGCGGGCTTCTGTGACCTGCACAGCGTCCAGCAGAAGGCTGATGCCGCCGACACCTTCAGGATCGATCACGGCGACGGCCCATGCCCGCACGGTGCCTTTGGAGCCGCCCCAGAAGTTAAGATCGGCGATAGGTTGCTTCTGCCCATCGATGACGGTTGGTGCCTTGTTCAGGGTGCCATCCTTCTTAACGCCGTTCCGCTTGGCGCTGAACTGGATGATGCCTGTTTCGTTTCCGTGTTCGTCTTTCAGCTTCTTCATGCCGAAGACCTTGGTGAACTGGGGCAGCTTGCTGTTGCGTGCGCGTGAAGCGTCATAATGGGCGCGCATTTCGTCAAACAGCGGCTTGGCCTGATCTCTGGGCATCTCGAAGGCCACGCTCCAAGCCGCGTTGGACGCGGTCTGTGCGCAGGGTTCGCTGGCCTGCTTCTGGGTATTGAAGCGGTAGGTGCCGTTCAATTTCGGGTATTGGAGCGTGACGTTTTTCGCCAACACTTTCAGGAAGTCATCATTATCAGCCATTGGTTTGCTCCTCTCTGGCTTATGGTCTTAGAAATCGACGGTCTCGGTGAAGATGTCATCTTCGGCGGTCTCGGTCTGCCAACGCGGCAGGTCGATAGTGTTAATCAGCGGCCAGCCCGTTGTGAAGTCAGAAACGGCGATGGCGTTGCTGATCTTTTGGAGGGTCTGGGTCACGATTATGTCGGCGTGATCCAGATAGCGGTCGGTGAGAGCGTGCAGGCCGACAGCGTGCGGCGGCTCCTTCTCAACAGCGATAAAGATGAAGGTGTCGGCCTTGTAGCCAGCGGCACGCAGAGCGCGCAGATAGAAGGCGGCCTGCACGTCGTATGCGTATTTCCGCAGTTCACGCGGAAAACCGTCTGGGCTGGCGTCGGTGGTCGTCTTTAGATCGAACACGATGCCATAGTCGGGCAGATAGCCGTCGGGCCTGCATTTGATCTCAGTGCCAGTGGCCGGATCGATGCCGAAGAAGCTGGCCTCTGCCACGAATGTCGGATCGCCAAGATACTGCTCGACGACCGGGTGGGCTTTAGCTGCATCAGCGATGCGTGCGGCCAGATCAAACTCGGCCTCTGGAAGCAGGATTTGGCCATCCAGATCGGCGGCAAGCTGTGCCTCTTTCCACTTGTTGCCACGGCGATCTTCGGGGCCGCGCAGGACAAGGTTCTTTTCCGGCTCCAGCACAAGCGCGTGAACGGCGCTGCCCAACGCGAAGGCCGATGTTTCCTTGCGAACCTTTCCTTTCCAGTGAGCCAGAGACTTGGTGTGGACTGCTTTCACGTCCGAGGACGAGATGGCAGTGTGGGCGTGGTATTCCTTGTTGGTCAGGTCTCGGTTCATTCGTCTTACTCCAAAACGTCGAAATCATCAAAGGCGTCGCCCTGAATCCGCCGCACGGTGGCAAACATGTCCGGGAGACCGTATGCCACCGAAGATTCATATGCGACGTGAGCCTTCGCCTTGTGCGGCCAAAAGTTAATCAGTTGCTTGCCAACTTCCATCTGAAGATGCCAAGGCGCGGTCTCATAATTTGGCCAAAACAACTCGCTGATAATGTTGTTGTCGTAGGCCGCCACGATGAAGTCGCGGTTATTCTGGTCCTGATCGTCGTCGCGGGCGTACATGTCCTCTGGCAGCCCAGTGAATGGTCGTTTTGTCATTTTTGCTCCCTTTAAAATGCGATCCATGAAGTCGCGGGCGGATTTAGCGGATGCCTCAATTTCCATAAGGCGTTCATTTAGTGGTTTTGACATTGATGCCATCCACTAGTTTATCCATCGCCTGCTTCACGATAAGATCGTCATCAACGTGTTGGAAGCATTCTTGATATTTCCGATCCGCAGAAACGGCGATGTCTTTCATCACATCCATCGTCCAGATGTCCGAAGACGGCTCAATCACGCTGAAGTATTCAGCCTCAACGATCTCTGTTTCGACTAAGGCAATGCCAGCGATCATATAGCCATCCGGCAGCAATGCTTCAGCGATTTGGCTCAGTTCTTCAATTGCCTCCCGCAATTGCTTTCTTTTTTGCACAGCAGATTTAAACTCGCTCATTTCTTCCTCCATCCGTAATATGCGATCAGCGCCGCCTCGGCCCTGCCGTCGTCTTTCTTGCGCGCCCACAGGTGCGACTGATCCGGGAACACGCTTGATGCGTATGCCCGCGATGCGTCTTTATCTCTCGAAAGGCCGAAGTGCTTCTTCCACGCGGCTGGCAGAACTTCATTGGTCGGGATGCCCGCAAAGAACAGGCAAGCCTTTAATTCGCCGAAAGCCTGCGCGATGCGGGCTACGTTGGCCGTTCCGATCATTCTGGGAAAAAACGGTTTCTCCACCCAAGCGCAGCGCACGCTGCCAATCTCCGACAGGATCGCCCGCTTTTCCTCAATGGTGGCGGGCATGTCGAACACCCGCACGCTCATGTCGTCCGCGTCCATGACCGCGATGGCACCCGTCTTGCCGGGGTCGATGCCGATGTAGAGAGCCATCAGAAAGCCTCTCCCCTCAAGCCGACCAGCATCTTAGCCTGCATGTCTTTCTCCTTGTCGGCGATCTCCCCGCCACAGGCCAGATAGCCGCAGCCATCGACCCAGTTGTCCGCGTGGGCTGGGTTGGCCTTGGCGCGGGCCAGCTTCAGCAGGGTCATCATCACGGCCACGTCGTGGGCCTTGATATTCCGCCCAAGGTGGGCCGACCAGTAAGCCGCGATCAGGCCGAAGTTAGCCTCCGCGTCGCCGTGCGTGTCTGCGCGATCCTTGGTGATATATTCCTTGGCGGTGTCGAGGATGTCGGCCCGGTTCACTTGGACACCCATTCTTCTTCGAACCGCAAATCCTCAATGCCGGTTATGTCTGCCAAGCGGTGGCGGTAGACGGCGGACGGAACAACGCGGCCTGTCATCCAGCGGGACAGGCTGGATGATGCCACTGGCACTTTTCTTGCGAGCCAGCCAAGTTTGCGCCCGTCCTGCGCGCACCATAGCCGGATTTGTGTTTGAGCCATCATTTGGCGTTCTCCCTTGTTTCGGTTCTATACGCTTACGGCGCAAAAAAATATGCGTCAAGCGTAATTTTTTGCTTGCACGCGGTTCGGTAGGCTGTATGGTGGTCCTACGAACTAGCAAACAAGGAGACGACCAGATGAAATTCCCCAACTTCTACGCTGAGTGCGCCTACCTTGACGGAGTGCGCGACCATCAGGACAACACCTCAATCCGCTTTGCGTCATATGTAAAGTTTGGTCAGGTGATCGCTGCGGGTGCCGATTGGTATGCCCGTGGCAAGAGTGATGCAGCCCGTGCCGCTGCTTAATACAAACATCTCAAACAAGGAAACTAGCATGACCAACATCACCATCCTCATCACGCTGGAGCAGGCCGAGGCGGCTCTGGAGTGCATCGACCGCGACATTGAGCGCAACTACACCGAAGACCATCCAAACTATCACGACACTGGCGAGATTATGTTTCTGCTGCGCCGCGCCGAACTGCGCCTGCGCTTGGCTTCTGCCATCAATGCAAACAAGGAGATCAAATAATGCGTATCCGTGACATCGCCGCCGACCTGATCGGCATCGTCTGCATATTCGGCCTGCTCTACGCGGGCTTCCTCTTCGGCTTCGGGATGGGGTGGTGAGATGGCTGTCAAGCTTGGAGCAATGGACACCCACATCGTGCTGACCGCGCTGTGGGATTACCGCGAGACGCTGACGATCTCTAACGACATTAGGCCAACGCCGCACATTGAGGAGAAGATCAGCAGCGTTGATCGCCTGATCGCATCGTACAAGAAATCGTACTTCGCGCTGGATCGGCTGGGCATCCAATGACCTCATATTACAACGAATTCGACCCCAAGGCCGCCGCATGGCTGCGGGAACTTATCAAGCAGGGCCACATAGCAGATGGAGTTGTGGATGACCGATCAATTGTCGATGTTCGACCTGATGAACTGCGAGAGTTCACCCAATGCCACTTCTTCGCAGGCATCGGGGTCTGGTCCTACGCCCTGCGATCCGCAGGCTGGGCCGATGACCGTCCTGTTTGGACAGGAAGCTGCCCGTGCCAGCCTTTCAGCGCGGCAGGTGCAAGAGGCGGGTTTGATGACCAGCGGCACCTCTGGCCTCACTGGCACCACCTCATCAGCCAGTGCCGCCCTCCAGTCGTCTTTGGCGAGCAGGTTGCAAGCAAGGACGGCCTCGGTTGGCTCGACCTTGTACACGCTGACATGGAAGCAACGGGCTACGCCTTCGGGGCTGCTGATCTGTGCGCTGCGGGCGTCGGTGCGCCGCATATCAGACAACGCCTCTGGTTTGTTGGGCTGGCCGACGCCGCTAGTATCAAATGTAAACGCAAGCCGGACTTCGGACCCACAGGGATATGCAGAGAGAATGTTCAATCGGCCCAATGCGGGAACGGATTTAGCGATCTACGCTCAGTATCTGACGGGCTGGCCGACGCCGACAACGCAAGACGACAATTGTTCACGAATGCAAAACCCGCAGGAATACGCGGAGAAGCGTCTAGCGAGAGACAACAAGTGCAGCAATCTAGCACAGACGGCACAAGCGATGGCAGCATGGCCGACGCCGGCATCACGGGACCACAAGGACACGGGCAATCTGGAGGGTTCAATGTTTCGGAGGGACGGCCAGATGCGGGACGACACGGTGCCGAGGGTGGCTTGGATGTGCAGCCCAGCCCGACTAACGGTTTCTGGCGAGATGCTGATTGGCTCTTCTGCCGGGATGGAAAGTGGCGGCCAGTTGAACCCGGCACATTCCCGCTGGCTCATGGGTCTCCCGCCAGAGTGGGACGACTGCGCGGTTACGGCAATGCCATCGCTGCCCCGGTCGCGCAAACCTTCATCAAAAGCGTAATGGAGATACTAGCATGAGCAAGCAAGACCTACTCGCCTACATCGAACTGAAGAAACAACAGATCGCCGATCTTGAGCGGCTGCACGGAACTGGTGTCAGATCCGCCGCTATCGGGGAGGACATCGGTATTCTGTGCTTCTACCTGCGCGATGCTGAACAACAACTTGCAGAACTGGAAAAGAACAATGCAGCCGACTGAACTTATCGTAACTAACCGCCTCCAGACAGGCACCACCTTCGCCGTGCTGTCGAGCGACATGACGCAGAACGTGTTCATCCCGTCCAAGCTGGCGCTGGATGCCAGCCTGCGCCCCGGACAGAAGGTCATGGCGCAGATCGTCCCCAACATGAGCCAGCCGGAAAAGACGCCTTGGCTGGCGATCTCGCTGGACGGGGCAGCGACGACTTACGAACTGGCATCCATCCTTGGTGCCAGCTTCGATGATGTGTTGGCCGAGTTGATCGAAATGCGCCTGCCCAGCACAAACCTGTGGGCCTTGGACATGCGCGAACTGACGGAGGTGCAGGCATGAGCCTTAGCCCCAACATGACCGAAGCCCATCTGGACGCCGTGATGAGCGCACTGCCGCCTGAGATGGACAATTCCGAGCTGTGCGCGCTGACGCTGACTATCCACAGCGCGTACCTCGAGACCCAAGTCGAAATCATCTCCGCGCTCATCTCGATGGTCTATACCTACGGGGCGTCTCAGGGGATCAGCAACGAGGCGATCTCGCACGGCCTTCGGCTCTCCGCAGACCTGCACGATGAACCACACAGCAAGCAAACAGCACACTAGGGAGATAGATATGTTCTGGAGAAAGAAAGCAGAAACTATGCCGCACCGCGACATCCACGCAGAGGCGGCACTGGCGATCAGCAACGCGGCGCAGGTGCTGCCAGCAGGGCGGTTCATGGATTTGGTCTACTGGGCCATCATCACGAACCGCCAGATCAGCGTCGAGGACATCCCATCCGACCGATGACGAGGCCGAAGCCGCCGACCGCATCGAAGCCCTGCTTAACCTGAACGAAGCCTTGGTGGAGTTAATGGACGACCGTGACGCCAAGCTGGCGAAGGCGGTGGAGGGGCTGCGGACCACAACGCAAATCCTGTCGAAATGTCTGTTTGAGACAATCTTGGTGAAAGGGCAATACCTCGACCGAAAGGAAGTCGTAGCCTCCGCCCGCGCCACGCTGGCCGAGATTGAGGGAGAGAAGGGATGACTAACGAAGAACTGGTGAAACGGCTGCGGGGCTGGGCGAAAGATATTCAGGAGGGGTCAACTGCGATTTACGCGATGGACCTAGACCTTAAAAATGCAGCATCCAGCATCGAAGCCCTGACCCACAAGCTGGCGCAGGCAACGTGGCTGCTCACAGAAGCCGCCGTGCAGTTGGAAGAAGGCAAGATCAAGACGCGCAGAAACAGGGCCGCGATAATCTGGAACTTGCTTGATGAGATGAAGGACGAGATTGAAGGAGAGAAGGAATGACCCTAAAAGTCATACCCGGCGCAGGCCAGAGGGCCGAGGACCTAACGGGCGAAATGGCCCAACGCATCAAAGAGGTGATCTATGAATACGG